TATTATCGGATGGCAGAAATGCTCACCTGATAGTTGAAAATGCGCGGTGGTGGTTGAATGCGTTGTGGGACAAGTTTGATATTTTAGGATTTCAGAATTTCGGTGGGCAAGAGTTTTTAGTAATCGCTGGGGCAAAAAATGAGTAGCACATTTCTAGAAATGCAAAGCAGAATCGCGGACGACCTAGACCGCACGGACTTAAACACCCAAATTAAACTTGCTATTAATCGTTCGATTGAATTTTTCGAAACAGAGCCGTTCTGGTTTAAAGAAGCATCATCCTCGTTTTCTGCGGTGATAAACCAAGAGGAATACGTTTACGGCACTGGCAGCGTGCCTTCTGATGTGCAGATGATTGACATTATGGAGCGTCAATATAACGGTAGCAAAACAACCATGACGGAGATAACGCCCTTTGAGATTGAGGCAAAGCAAAGCCTGCAAGCAACGGGCATTCCCGATGAATTCGCACAGTATCAAAACAGGTTTAAACTTTATCCTATCCCGAATCAATCAGGCATTACCATCCTGATAAAGTACACAAAAAACTATACCACGCTGGTAAGTGATGGCAGCACAAACGACTGGCTGACATACGCGGAAGACTTAATCGAGGCTCGCTCACGGTGGTGGTTAAACATGCGTGTAATTCGCGACCAGAACGCTGCTGCGGATGATGAAAGACAAGTAGCTATTGCATTGGATGCGCTACGCACCAAAAACACACAAAAAACAGGTCAAGGGCGCGTTATCCCCACTTACTTCTAGGTTTATTTATGCAAGTCACTTTTGGTATATACGCCCCCGACTTACCACCAATGGACAATCAGGGCGTGACCGTTGCTTTGAACGTGCTGCCCTCTGGCGATTCGTACCGCTCTTTTCCATCCACTGTGGTTTATTCAGGTGCATTAACGGCTCGTTGTCAAGGTGCAACGTCTGGCAGGGATGCACAGGGAAATACGTTTAATTTCGCGGGTGATGCCACGAAGTTATATAGGCTATCGGCAACGGTCTGGAGCAATGTTTCAAAAGTTGGTGGATATACTACGGGTGCAGAAGAGCAATGGAACTTCACGCAATGGGGCAATCAGATTTTAGCCACTAACTTTGCGGATGATATTCAAGAATTCACTATGGGAACGAGTAGCGTATTTGCCAACCTATCGGCAACATCCCCTAAAGCGCGTTATATCTCTGTTGTGCGTAATAACGTGGTTGTGGCGAATACCTATGATGTTTCGGACGGTTTTGTGCCGCACCGCGTTAGATGGTCGGCTATCGGTGATGCAACCGCATGGACTCCATCTGTTACCACGCAATCAGATTTTCAGGATTTAGATGGCGACGGTGGATTTTGCCAGCAAGCTGTCGGCGGTGAGACGGGAACGATATTTCAGGAGCGTTCAATATGGCGCATGACTTACGTTGGCTCGCCTTTGATTTATCAGTTTGACGAGGTGGAAAGAGGCAGGGGTACCCCCGCCCCCGGCTCGGTGACTAAAATAGGCTCAGCAATCCCATATTTAGGAATTGACGGGTTTTACATCTTTGACGGGCAGCAATCCGTTCCTATTGGTGCAGACCAGATAGATAAAACGTTTTACGCTGATTTAGACCAGTCATATATCAACCGCATCAGCTCAACTGTTGACCCTATTAACAAAATTATATTTTGGGCTTCACCGGGGCAGCAAAATACAGGCGGCAATCCTAACCGCATCTGGGCGTATAATTACTCACCAAACGCAAAAAAGCGTTGGGCGTATGCTGACCAAAATATCGAATATATCTATAGGTCGCTTGCGGAGGGTTATACACTTGATGGATTGGACGCAATAAGCACAAACCTTGATTTACTTCCGTTCTCGCTTGATTCAAGGGTGTGGACTGGCAATAGCGCATTATTCTCTGGCTTTAATAGCGACCATAAGCAAGTTAATTTCACAGGCTCGGCACTTAGTGCAACCATTGAAACGCAAGAAACCGAACTCACCCCAAACATGAGAACGAACATTCAAGAGATACGCCCGTTTGTGGAGGGGTTTACCACTATGACTATACAGATAGGCGGGCGCAATAGTTTGGCTGATTCCGTAACATGGGGAAGTGCTATTTCTGCCAATAGTGCTGGTAATTTCCCTTGCCGCTCTAACTATCGGTATCATAGAATGCGTATAAATCTTTCTGGCGCGTTCACACATGCACAAGGATTGAATTTAGTTAAAACTTCCGTGAGAGGTATGCGCTAATGGTAACGAGCGTTAGAGAAGATGGCAATATATCCGTGCCTGAAACGATGAAAGATATTTCTTTGTGGTGTCGATTGATTGCCGCGAAGGTTAATCAGATATTGCGGGGCAAAACAAATAACGTTGGTGAAGTAACTTTGACAGCGAGTGCAACCTCCACCGTTATTTCTGTTCCTGTTGGTGTGTTTGGTGAAAAGACCGTGTTTTTATTTATGCCGGTAACGAGCAATGCCGCAGACCATTACAATAATAAGTTTTGGGTATCTGCAATGAATTCAAGTACTGGGCAATATACTATCAGCCATCAATCAGCCCCACACACTGATTTAACGTTTAGGGTTGCCTATGTCGGATAGTGTCCTTTTACCAATCCCAAGCGATAGAATAGATATGGTATGGAAGGATATTGTCGATTATTTACAGAGCGCGGCTGACTCATCAATGGGTAGATTTACGGTAGAAAATGCCTATAAATTTATTAGCGAAAAGGACTGGGTGCTGTGGGTGTCAATCCGCAATAAGACCATTGAGGCGATTGCAATCACAGAGGTGCTGAACTATCCGAATAGAAAAATATGTGCGGTGCGTGTATTAACTGGCAAGGATTATGCCAACTGGATTGGGCTAGAGGATGGAATTGCATCTTGGGCAAAATCGGTGGGTTGCGACGGTATGGAGGCTTTAGCCCGCAAAGGATGGGCAAAGATATTCACGCAATACGATTGCACGCACGTATTTTTGGAGAGAAAGTTTTGAGAATATTCATTGGGTATGACCCGAAAGAAGCTATCGCATATCATGCTTGTGTAAATAGCCTTATTCGTCGTTCATCGGGGTTATTAAGCATCACGCCGCTGGCATTGAATAATATCAAGGGCTATCACGATAACAGGCGACAACACATAGAGGGTTACCCACCCACAAATCAGTTTATATTTTCGCGCTTTCTAGTGCCATCAATGATGGATTATAAGGGTGTTGCGCTGTTTATCGACGGCGATATGATTATCAATGCAGACATAGCGGAGTTGTTTGATTTATTTGATGAAACAAAAGCCGTGCAAGTTGTGCAGCACGATTATAAAACAAAGCACCCTATAAAATACCTTAATCAAGTAAACGGCGATTATCCAAGAAAGAATTGGACGAGCGTGATGCTGTTTAATTGCGGTCACCCCGATAATAGAAAACTAACGCCTGAATATATTGAAACGGCAAGCGGCAAAGAATTACATAGACTTGAATGGGCGGAAAATGTTGGTGAGTTGCCCATTGAATGGAATTGGTTGCCCGATGAATACGGGGAAAATCCACAGGCGAAGCTGGTGCATTACACCTGCGGAACGCCATGCTTTCATGACTGGGCGATGTCACCTATGGCAAGCCTTTGGCATAGAGAGCGGATGCTTGCAAATTATAGCTTGCAGTTGCCATAAAAAAGTGCAATAATAGACTACATTCGGAATGGCAGCCGTTACCTCGCCACCACTAATAGAGGTAAATGCATGGGCGCACCGAAACAAGCTGGCACTACTACAACAACCACTAAGCAAGAACCTTGGGAAGGGCAACAGCCGTTTTTAAAGAGTGGTTTTGAAAGCATAAGCAATCTATACACAAAACCCTCACAAGCAGACCAAACACAAATATCAAGCCTGCAATCGCAATTGGCAGCATTGCAAGGGCAGTCAAACGCATGGAAGCCTACCGGCGGCAGTGGTGTCGGCAGTGGAAGGGGGTTTTATGGGTCTCGGGGTACTTCTAGAGAAACCAACCCTTACACAGGACAGATAACCGCTCTAAATGCACAATTGGCAGCGGCGCAAAATCCAACCTCAAGATTGGTTACAGGTGATGCATTGCCCGATTATTATCCCGGGCAAGCTATCGCCACCGATTCACCAGAAACGCAGCTGGCATTGCAAGCAAGGGCTGGCAGGGCTATTACTGGCTCACCCCTTATTGGTGCGGCACAAAACGAGCTAACAAGAACATTAAGCGGCGATTACCTAAATAATAATCCATATGTCGACCGTATGTACAATTCTGCGGCAAAGGGTGTTACGAATAAGTATAATGAAATTGTAAATCCGGGTATTGATTCTGCTTTTACGCGTGGTGGACGATTCGGTTCTGGTGCATACGCATCGGCAAGAAACACCGCCGACCGCACTGCGGCAAGCGAATTAGGCGACTTAGCTTCCAATATATACGGCACGAATTATGCCAATGAACGCAGGTTACAAAATCAAGGCATGTTATATGCAGGAGAATTAGCGGGATTAGATTACGCTGACATAGACCAGCTATCTAGCGTGGGTGATTACAGAACGAATCTAGCGCAACAGCAGATTGATGCCGACCGCGCAAAATATGAATACAACGCCAATAAAGATGAAACCGCGCTTCAGCGTTATATGCAGTTAATACAAGGCGATTACGGCGGCACGACCACGCAAAACAATCCATATTATCGCAATTCTACGGCTCAAAATTTAGGGCTTTTAGGTCAATTGGGCAGTGCAGGTGCTGCTATATATATGGCATCAGATATAAATCTAAAAGAAAACATAGTGCCGCGCGGTCAAGAAAACGGGCATAATATTTATGAATATAACTACAGAGGGCAGCCAGAACGATGGATAGGCGTAATGGCGCAGGAAGTTCGTAATACACACCCTGAAGCGGTGATTGACACAGCTGAAGGCTTAAAAGTTAACTATGACGCCATAGGCGTTGCAATGCGGAGGGCATAATATGGGCTGGAGAGAAGAATTAAACATAGGTGCTGGTGGCTCTTTAAT